TTTAAACTTCCAGAGGACTTCGTAGAAAAGTACAAGAGCCAAGAAAGCCCATTTGGGTTTAAGGATGCAGCAGAAAATTCACTTGGAGAAATTACTTTTATTCGTACATATTCTCGCATGAAGGAAGATGGAACTAAGGAAAGATGGCATGAAGTTTGTCGCCGTGTAATCGAGGGTATGTATTCAGTTCAAAAGAATCATGCTAAAGAAAACCGTTTACCATGGAATGACTATAAGGCTCAGAAGTCTGCACAAGAAGCATTCCAAAGAATGTTTGAATTAAAGTGGACACCACCAGGTAGAGGCATGTGGGCATTTGGAACTCCTATGACTATGGAGAAGAAGAACTCAGCAGCACTACAAAACTGTGCAATGGTATCTACAAAGGACCTTGACAAGAATGATCCAGGAGCGCTGTTTGCTTGGGTTATGGATGCCCTTATGCTTGGCATTGGTGTAGGGTTTGATACAGTGGGACAGGATAAGCATTTCTCAATCTATGCCCCAACAGAACCTGAACAGGTGTTCGAAATCCCAGACACTCGTGAAGGATGGGTAGAGTCAGTTAGACTTCTAATTAACTCTTACCTTAGAGCAAACCAGAGTATTCAGAAGTTTAACTATGATTTGATTAGACCTCTTGGAGCCCCTATTAAGGGCTTTGGAGGCGTTGCATCAGGGCCTGCACCTCTTATCAAGTTGCATGACCATATAGACCGTGTAATAGGCTCCAGAGCAGGTGAAACACTAGACTCTCGTGCTATCGTAGACATTGTAAACCTTATTGGTACCTGTGTGGTATCAGGTAACGTAAGACGCTCAGCAACTCTTGCTTTGGGAAATGCGGGGGATGAAACATTTATGAATNTAAAGAATTCAGAACTATTCCCAGAGCGTAACTCGTTTGATCCAGACAATCCAGGATGGGCTTGGATGTCTAATAATTCTATTTCAGCAGAAGTAGGAACAAAGTACGAAGACTATGTAGATTTAATTACGGAAAACGGAGAACCAGGTTTTATCTGGCTTGATGTTGCTCGTAATTATGGCAGGCTAAAGGATGCGCCAGATGGAAAAGACTATCGTGTGATGGGCTTTAACCCCTGTGCGGAGCAGCCATTAGAGTCATACGAATTATGTACACTTGTAGAAGTGCACTTAAATCGTCATGAATCTAAGGAGGACTTCCTGCGTACCCTGAAGTTTGCATATCTTTATGGAAAGACTGTAACACTTGTTCCAACACACTGGCCACAAACAAACGGTATCATGCAACGCAACCGTCGTATTGGTACATCACTTACTGGTATTGCATCATTTGCAGATCAAAAAGGTTTGCCAGTTGTTCGTGAATGGATGGACGAAGGATATAACAAGATTCGTCATTATGATCACCAGTATTCAGAATGGCTGTGTGTTCGTGAATCAATTCGTGTAACAACAGTTAAGCCATCAGGATCAGTTTCAATTCTTTCTGGTGCAACTCCTGGAGTTCACTGGGGTCCTGGAGGAGAGTTCTTCCTTCGTGCCGTTCGTTTTGGAAACACAGATCCAATGATTCATTTGTTCAAAGCAGCAGGGTACACAATTGAAGATGACGTAGTATCAGCAAACACATCAGTAGTTTACTTCCCAATCAAATCAGGTCATCCAAGATCTGAAAAGGATGTTACTTTGTTTGAAAAGATTGCCCTTGCAGCAACTGCTCAAAAGTATTGGTCTGACAATGGCGTTTCTGTGACACTTTCATTTGACAAGGAAACAGAGTCAAAGCATATTGTTCCAGCACTTAACATGTACGAAGGACAACTAAAGGCTGTCTCATTCCTTCCAATGGGAAATACTGTTTATCCTCAGCAGCCTTATACTCAGATTACTGAAGAGCAATACGAATCGTATATTGGCAAATTAAAGCACATTGATTTTGCTGCTATTTATGATGGAGCAGAAAATCTTGAGGCTCAAGGAGAGATGTACTGTACTACAGATTACTGTGAAATTAAAATAAACAAGTAGTCTTCTGTGGTAAAATAGACCTATAATGTCTAATCCATCAAACCTATATGCAGAAAAAGTCTTTGCTGAGCATCCGACTGGACTCTGGGCTTTAGACGATAGGGCAGACTATATTTCTTTATTGTCAGAGTCACAAAGAAATTTGTCAAATTGGACAATTGTAGGCGGTACATATGTAAACTATCCTCAATCAGTAGACGAACCTTTTATAGATAGTTATGTAGGAAAAATCACTGCTACACCAACAAGTGATGAGTTTGCATCTATAACAGCAATAAGCAACGACATAATGAATCTCCAAGATTTTAATAAATACTTACGAACATTTTCTGTAGGTGGATATTTTTATTCTGAGAGTGCATACATTGCTGGGTTTGAGATTGGGTATCAATATACAGATACAACAAGTGGACAAAACGTAACACATTTAAAAAATTATGACAGCATAATAAATAGTAACTGGGTATTTATATCAGAAACTTTTGATACCCCACCAGATGATTCAAACATGAGGTTAGTCTTTAAGATTAACTTTATTGGTGGATCAGAAACAGAAGATGTGTTCTTAGTAAATGGAATAAGCCTTGGTCAGTGGTCAGAAGAGTTTGCCTCCACATCTCTTGGTGTTCAGACAATAAATATCCCATCTACAATATCTCTTGCACCACAAAAAGGCGTTGTGTCAAAATGCTACGGATTACAAGAGTTAGATGCTTACTATTTGGTTTCCGACAACATGCTTAAAGCAAAAAACTCAGGCATTCCAATTGTCTATGGAACTTCAGGTCTTACAACCATCTATCCAAATGGAGACTTACCATCTTTGATAGTTCCTGGAGTTGGATTTTTAAATGAGTCTGGAAAGTTTAAGCAATATACTTTTGAAACCTGGCTTCGAGTAAATTCATACAGTAATGACAGAAAAAGAATCATTGGTCCAATTGCTTCAGAAGATGGAATATATGTTGATGGACCATCAATAGGATTAAAGATAGGTAATGAGTATGGCGCTTACTATGTTGGAGAGTGGACACGCCCAATGCTTGTTCATATGCGTGTTGGAAAAGATACGGCATCTTTGGTTATAAACGGACAAGAGGTAATATCTTTAAACTATTTAACTGAATCTCTTTCCTTGCCAGCAATGCTAAACTCAAGCGATAAGGATCAGGACTGGATAGGTTTTTATGCATATGATGATATATACCCTATAGAGGTCGACTGCGTTGGAATTTATCCATACATAGTTGCAACTGCTGTTGCAAAAAGAAGATTTGTTTTTGGACAAGGCGTTGACATCCCAGAAAACATTAATACTTCTTATAGTGGAACATCTGTTTTTATTGATTACTCATTTGCAGACTATACCTCAAATTATTCATATCCAAAGATTGGTTCATGGAATCAAGCATTTAACGATAATACATCTATCGTTAATAAATCTCTTTCCGTTTTATCTCACCCACTTCCAGAAACAATCTTGTCATCAAAAACAGAAGAAGAACTTTTATCCGACTGTAAACTTATACAGTCATCAGACACAAGGAACTTTTTATCCTTTAGACCTAATACTTCCTGGAACAGTGTTTCTGGATATTTATTTTTTAAGAATTTTGATTTTATAAATAAGCCTGTTTCTGCTTTCTACGGTTGTTTTAGATTGCCACAAACATCTAGTTCTGTACAGACTCTTTTTAAAATAGAAAAAGAAAATACAAATAGTTATTTTATGATACAACTTTTAAACAATCAGATATCTTATATTATTAATTACAACGGAACATCAGAAACCATTTATTCTCCTTTAGTTGCTGAACCAGGAGAGTTGGTAGACATAGGCCTAAATATTCCAGCATTTGTATCAAGATTTGGAAACCCAGCATCAGACTTCTTTGGATCTTTGTCAGACCTAAGAATGTATGTTGGTGGAGATAAAAATGGCCTATCAACTTTTACTGGAAAAATATATAACGTTGGAATATGCACAGCCCACAACTTTCAAAAAATTAGGTTTTTGTTTAATGAAATAGGAGTTCCAATTTGGAACGAAGATTTGTTTGCTGTTTATCAAAACAATCAGTTAATTAATATAGACGGAGGAATAGACACAACATCTATGCCACCTTACGGAGGTTTAACAGACACAGCAAACGGAGCACTTACTGGTGGAGGAGTAGTTGTTGCTGAAGAAGACTCTCTTTTAGATCATGTTGCAAGTTACACTCTTTTGCCAGAAGTTGTTTTTGATACCTACAAACTAACTGTATCGTCAAGCGCATACTGGGAAGATCAACTCCCTTTGACATATTTTGCTGAATCAGTTCTTGATAAGCGAGGGGACCAATATTTTGATCTTGATTTTATTCAGTTCAATATTGATTACCCAATTCCATCAAAGACCATAGCAATAGAAACAGAGCCAGAGGCTTGGACATATGCAGAGTTGTCAGATGAGTACGGTACACCAGTTCAAAGGACATATACATCATTAGACAACTACCTGTTTACTGGATATAATGATTATGACGATTTAAAAAATAAAATAGCAAAAGACTATAGGTACGATACAGACGGAGCAATTGTAAAGACCTACGTAACTTTTCAGTATACAGAGTTGGGCGCAAACCAAACATATTATTATTTTACAAAAACAGAAAGACCCTCAAGGAATGGAGTATTAATTCCTGGATCAGACTGGATGACAACAAAATATGAAGTTGTAGATAATATGATTATCTATCCACCAACTGGGGTAGATTTTAATGACTTGTCTCTTGTGACACACATAGAGATGAATGTAAAAGATTCACAGACAAACAATGTACTAATTAAAAAACTTTCTTATGCATCCCAAGCACTAAATGAATCTGATGCAAGTCCAATTGGAACAAGGTTTGGAACATCTATTTACCCATACACTAAAACTGGAATATATTATAATTTTAAAAAGAACAATCCTTTTGCAATTTACACAGGATCATCTCCATATTTGTATTTAACAAAAACAAGCGGTATTCAGTTAAAAGGAAAGTATGACCCACTAGTTAACAGGGGTCTTGTAATTCCTGTAAATGAAAGCAGAGCAGAAGGTTTTAAGGCTATAGCAATGCAAATGGCTGTAAGGTTTGACGGAGACTATTTCCCATACGCACCAACACAAATATTTGAAATAGAAAGTAAAGACTCATACATAAAGTTCTATATGGTTGCCAACGATCCTTCTGGACGCAGAGCAAAGATCTATGCTATAGACGCAAAGACTGGTCTTGTTCAAAATGGTATTGGATTTTATTGGAACGGCAAAGTAGTAAAAGAGCCAATCATAACCCTTCAAGAGTGGGGATTCCTTGGAATCAACTTCTTAAACAGCCTTAACTTTTCGTTTTTTGAAGGGGCAGTAAGATTGACTGGCCCATTACTATTTAACAGCATATCCTACTATCAGTCTACAAACCTGCAAGAAGTCCAAAATGTTGCAGAAAGACCATGGTTTAGAGTAAAAGTTCTAGGTTCTTATCCTCTTGATTGGGAGTTTTGGGATAGTCCATCGTTTAATTGGAATAACGTTCTTGTCCTTTCAGAAACAAGTTATTATGGAGTAGACCCATCAGATGTTTATAAGAGTTATACAGGAACAAACAAAATCATTGTTGATGATGAAAGAACGGTTGATTTTGGGGAATACTCTTACACTATCTTTACTGACGTGAAATGGAACCAGTTCGTAGAGACCCCAGCCTAATATGGTATACTTGTAGTTATGGATTCACTTATAGACCCAAAAACTGGTCAACCAATTGTAAAAAACGTTAGACGTCAAGTCATAGAAAAGAACTATGACTGGGGTCTTTATGTATACAAGAAGGCAAATGGAAAATGGTTTACAGATGGAAATGGATCTGTACTTAATATTCCTTCAGATAAGAACGACATCTCTAGAATGGCAGAACTAAAAAAGACTGCAATGCATTACGGAGATCCAGGAGATGGTACATGTGTGTTTGTTCCAGGATTGACAAGAGTAAGCGAAGAAGAATACTCAGAGCAGGTTGATCGACTAAATGCTGGATTAATCCCTTCTCTAAATGATCTGGGTGCTGTTCAGGCAGCAAAAGATACTATTGCCAAATATGGAGATGAGGATTAATCATGGAAGACAATGAGTACGAAATCGGCGCAAGAATTGATGAAGCAGCAAAGAAAGATGAAACATTTGCAAAGTCAGATCCATTTAACGGCAACTGGGATTCATTAAAATCTCTTGACGGACTAGATGCAAATTTCAAAAGACGAATAAGCAGATCTTCAACAAAGATGGTTGAACCAACAACCCAATATACAACTGCAGCACTTGCTGGAAAAAGCGGTATTGATGGAGCACAATCAAAAGAGATAAACCCAGGACTAGTGTATGTAAACGGTTACGGAATGTTCGATGTAATCACACCACCATGGAACCTTTATGAATTAGCAAACTACTATGATACATCTTTTGCTAACCACGCAGCAATTGATGCAAAGGTAGAAAACATTGTTGGACTTGGCTATGAGTTTAAGGTTTCTCAAAGAACAATGCTTAGACTTGAATCATCAGAAGATAACAGCGCAACACAGAAAGCAAGAAAAAGAATTGAAAGAACAAAGATCGAGGCAAGAGATTGGCTAGAGTCACTTAACGACGATGATTCATTTACAGCAACTATGGAAAAGGTTTACACAGATCTACAGTCAACTGGAAACGGTTACCTAGAAATTGGAAGAACTACTCGTGGAGAAATTGGATACGTTGGACACATACCATCAACAACAATGCGAGTACGAAGAATTAAAGATGGTTATGTTCAGATTATTGGAAACAAGATTGTTTACTTCCGTAACTTTGGAGCAAAGAACCAAAACCCACTAACAACAGATGCTAGACCAAACGAAATTATTCACTTTAAGCAATACTCACCTCTCAATACATTTTACGGAGTGCCAGACATTATGTCGGCTATTAACTCACTACACGGAGACTCACTTGCTTCACAATATAATATTGATTACTTTGCAAACAAGGCAGTACCACGTTATGTTGTAACGTTGAAGGGTGCGAAACTTTCTGGAGATGCAGAAGACAAGATGTTTAGATTCTTACAAACAAGTCTCAGGGGGCAATCGCACAGAACGCTATATATTCCACTTCCAGGTGATAGCGAAAACAACAAAGTTGAATTTAAGATGGAGCCCATCGAAGACGGTATACAGGACGGCTCATTTAAAGAGTATCGTAAACAAAACCGTGATGACATCCTTGTAGCACATCAAGTGCCACTATCTAAACTTGGGGGTGGCGATTCTGGATCTATTGCAGCAGCACTTGCACAGGATCGCACCTTTAAGGAACAGGTTGCAAGACCAGCGCAAAGACAACTTGAAAAAATGATCAACAAGATTATTCGTGAAAAGACAGATATTATTGAGTTTACATTTAACGAACTAACACTGACAGATGAGATTGCTCAGTCTCAAATTCTTGAGCGCTATGTTAAGAATCAGATTATGACTCCTAACGAAGCAAGAGTTGTTTTGGACATGCCACAAA